ACTTATCTAACGACAAGTAAGATAAGTGTACGTTGCACACTTATCTAACGACAAGTAAGATAAGTGTACGTTGCACACTTATCTAACGACAAGTAAGATAAGTGTACGTTGCACACTTATCTAACGACAAGTAAGATAGATGACCATTGGTCATCTATCTAAAGACTACTCTTCAAGGTAGGCCTCAAGTATCTTTTCTGTCAAAGGATAGCCCTTTGCGTAAACTTCCATTATCCTGACTACTTCTCTCTTATCTACAAAAGGTAGTAGAGTTTGCAAAAGAGGAATGTTACCTAGGTTATCTACGATAGTCTTAACATAGGTCTTTTCTAGTAAAGCCTTTTCCGGTGTAGAAATAGATAAACGTCTACCATACGACTTTCCCAGCCTCTTGTAAATAGCAAAAGTCTCCTCTGGATTCTTTGGTGCAAATACACCCAAAAACAAACGGTGAGAGGAAACTCTATCTTTGTGTCTGAGGATGGAACGGAAAAAGTCTACCACTCGAGTGTCATAGGCGTTGAGCATGTAACAAAAGAGGTCCCCAACATCTGGTTCGATGTAATCGGTGGTGACTGTATCATCATAGTAAGAATCTATCTTGGATAGCTCACCATTGTAAAGAGGTAGATCATAGAGAGGAAACTCTTCCGCCCAGAAAGGAGTGTAAGGTATGTCTTTCTGGATGCTAAACCCTGGAGGTAGATTAAAGTAACGATGAAGAATCTGATCTAACCAGTCTACCCTGCCTGACTCCAGCACCATGTAGAGAAACTTTACATCCTTTCTACCCTTCTTCAGACCAGACAGGAAAGATTTTACTATTCTAGGTTTAGGTTGCGGCTTGTAGCTTCTGGGTGCATTTAGTCTGTCTATGGTTTCCTTATCTAGGGTGCGTGAAGGCATGTGTACTCGACCTATCTTGTTGAGAGATTTAATTTGTTCCGGCTTTAGTCGGTTAGCAAAGAAGATCTTCATCTCCTTATCATCTAGATGTTTGGCCAACAAGTAACCTGCAGGTGCTTCATAAACACCTTCTATAAAGTAATCATCAACGTCATGATGTACTCTGACAGCCATATCTGGGGTTAGTACATGATAAGATTTAATTTGCAAGTATCTTTGGGAAGGAGAGAGGTTAGGTACTAGGTCAAAGAACTCTCCCGAGATAGCAAAGTCAGCCATGGCTTTCTCTCTCCACACCCAAGATTCATACCAAGGAGAAGCAAATATAGTAGGATACTGCACGCAAATCTCCTTTGTTTGTGCATAGGAGAAAGTGGAGAGCACCACACCCTTGAGGGACTTCATCTGTTCTTAACGGGACTAAAAGCTTTTCTCATTGTCGTTAACCAATGGTTATCTATCTTGTTACAATAATATTATTCTCTCGGTAAATGAAGACCCTCAAGGGTACGGTGCTTTCTACCTTGTCTTACTCACAAACACAAGAGTTTTGCTTTCGGAACCCGACAGTCTTTGACTGTGACTGGGGTTTATGGAGAGACAAGGCCATGGCCGACTTTGGCATCTCTGAACAATTCTTTGATCTAGTACCTCAACTACCTGGTTCTCAGAGATACTTGCAAATTAAATCTTATCATGTACTAACCCCAGACATGGCTGTAAGAGTGCACTCTGATGGTTTTATAGAAGGTGTCTATGAAGCCGTAACCGGTTATCTCAAAGCTAAAAGTCAGGGTATGAAGGCTTTCTTTGCTGGTCGTCTCAAACCAGAACAGGAACTTTATCTCATAGAGGAGGGAAGACTAGATCTAATACCGCAACCTCTATCCGGTAAAGAAGCTAACGACAGTAAGGTTTATGTACCAGTGGCGCATAAAACTAACGACAGAGAAGAACTGGAACCAAACACAAATTACAAACCCGATTATAGAGGATACATATATAGTTACCTTCGTGAGGTTCTAAGAAGAGGTGATGGAGACGAGGCCTTTATCAACCTTGCCTTGAATGCAGACTATGAAGACATAGAAAGGTATTTTCCTCAGGCCTTGAGAGAAGGCAGCACCCATGCAGTTTTACTTGAGATAGTGTTAAGTTCAGGTAGAACAGACTGGATAGACCAGGTCCTTCAGCGTTACTTTACTCTACCTCCAGGCTTCAGCATAGAGAAGGATATAGACTATATTCCCTTCTGGGTGGAAGAGTTTCCTCTCTATAACCTACCACTTTATCAAGGAAGTTGGATAGAGGCCAGAGAGATCTTGGCTGCTGCCGTCAGAGGATCTAATGTAAAGGTGATAGATTTCTTTCGTTCTATCTTCAGGGATAAACTACAAAACATAAGCGACATAGTTAGAGAGAACAACAAGAAGGGACTATCACTACAAAAGAATCCAGAGGCTTGCCTTGGCATTCATAGAAGATTCAGACAAGTACCCAATATCATACCTTTCATGATAGAACAGGCTCTAGACCTGGGAGACTTTCTTAACCTGATAAGAGGTGAGCCAGGAAACATACCAAACTTGTTTGTCTCTCTGCTTTATCTGGACAGAGAAGATCTACAAAAACTGGAAAGGACTTTTCGTAAAAACTATCCTCTGAGTAAGAGGATGCTTGAAGAGTATACGACACTTTCATGAGTGGTTTTGAATCCACGGATCATTGCAATCACCGTGATTGCAATGAGAAAAAAGCAAGGCCGTAATTTATATTCCTCGGGATAAATGAAGACCCTCAAGGGTACAGTGCTTTCTATTTTGTCCTATTCACAAACACAAAAGCTTTGTGCAGAACATCCTACTGTGTTTGACTGCGACTGGGGTTTGTGGAGAGACAAGGCCATGGCAGACTTTGAAGTAAGTAAAGAGTTTTTCGATCTAGTACCTCAACTTCCAGGTTCGCAACGTTATCTACAAATTAAATCTTATGTTACTTTCACTCCAGACATGACCGTACGAGTGTATGAAGATGGTTTCATAGAAGGTGTCTACGAAGCTTACATAGGTTACCTCAAGGCTGTAGGTACTAGAAACAAGGCCATGGAGGCCTTTTTCGCCAATCGACTCAAGCCAAATCAAGTTTCAGATCTCAACAAGCAAGGTATATTAACCTTACCCATACAACCTCCTCTAGCCCTGCAATACATAGAAGCTCTAAACTCGAGCAAAGACTACAAGTCAGATTACATAAAGTATACAGAGAAAGCTTTCTACAAGGGTCTGGCAAATGGAGACAAGAGCAAAACCTTTCTCAACCTGGTCCTAACTTCGGGTAGAACAGACTGGATCGACCAGATCATCCATCGTTACTTTGTTTTACCTGAAGGGTTTAGTATAGAGTCTTACATAGAGTACGTTCCTTTCTGGGCTAAAGAGTTTCCCATCTATGATCTACCTCTCTACACTGGAGAATGGTATGATGCCCAAGAATTGCTCTCTTCAGCTATCAAGGGAGCCAATGTGAGAGTGGTAGATTTCTTTCGCTCCATCTTTAGAAATAGAATGGAGGAACTAAGTTATGTAGTTGGTGAGAGTAACAAGCATGGTCTGGACGTACAAAAGAAACCCGAAGAGACCTTTGGTATCTACAAAAGATTTAAACATGTTGCCAAGATTGCTCCCTTCATGCTAGAACAAACCTTGGATATGGAGTTAGACTTTCTCTACCTGATAAAACGTGAACCAGGTAACATTCCCAACTTGTTGGTATCTTTGCCTTTTTTAGATAGAGACGACTTGGACGATGTACTCAAGACTTTGGCTTCCAACTATCCTCTTAGTACAAGGATAATACAAGAGTATCTATCAGGGTAAAGAGTAACACGTATGTAGTTATCATTGTTATTGCGGACAATAACAATGAGAAGAGGAAGAGAAGGCCTTTCTCCCTTAACCGTAGCGCTTGGTACGACCACAGTCTTGACAGGTTACAATTTGGGTGGTAGGTTCATCACAAGATCTAATCTGTTTCTCTACGGTGGTAGTTCTCATAGACTGGCAGTAAGGACACTTGTGTACTCCCGTGCTAGCCTCTAGCTTCTCCTGACTAACTAGCATCTCTCTGCGTACTTGTTCTCTGGCCTGATGCAAATTAGGCAGAGCCAGAATAAGACTCTTGCCATCATCCCAGATGGAAGAATTAATAAAGGCTAGGGTTTCTGCAAAGCCTACTTCCTTTATCAGGGCTAGAATCTCATAAGTAGTAGACAGAGTTAGCAGAGGGGTTCCATCCACAAAGCGCAAAGAACGCAAGATGTCTGTTTCTTCAATGCTCAGGTTACCTAGAGTTCTCTTCTTGGGAGTAGGGGTGGGAGGAATAAATTCTTCTTCTGCAACTCTACTACGAGAGGTTACTGATACTTTTGCCCGTGTGGTTCTTAGAGTGCGAGACATATTCTATTTAAACTGGAGGAAAAATTCATTCCTCCTCTTCGTCTTCCGTGTAGGTGCTGTCATCAGCGTCATAAGACGATGAGGGAGAAGAGGCTATAATGCGCCTAGGTCTACTGCTACGGATGGGAGAAGGTGAGGGAGAGACTCTTCTAGGTGAGGAGGGAGGAGAGGAAAGGACACGTCTACCCCTAGGTTGAGGAGATGAGTATTCCGAAGCAAAAGGTGAGGATGAATACTCTTGAGGCGAAAGAGAATAGGTCTCAGCCTCCATGATGATGGGGCTTTGGGCCACAACTTTGAGAGCAGGCTCACTCTCTGGTGGAAGGATGTCTACGTTGCTAGGAGTAATCTTCTCACTCAGGATTAGGTAGCGAGGATTATAGCCATACTGTCTGAGAAACTCTTGTTCTGCCGGTCCCACACCGATAGAAAAGTTTTCCTCACTAGTGCCAGAAAAGGCCTCTCGAAGAAGAATATTTCTCTCTTCAGCCCAGAAGCGGACAAAGGCGTAAAAACCCTCTTCAGAGGCCTCGGGAGAAGTTTTCTTTACCGGCAGATAGGCAGTTCCTCCTTCAGACACCAAGGGAGAGGTTTTCAAGTCTACCTCGTAAGGATACCTACTTCTTCTAGTTAGGTTGCGATTGTTAACGAGAACCGTTCCATAAGCCCGAGGGGGAGAGATCTCTAGAACCAGGTAAAGGTAGTCGTTCCTAAACTGGTACAGCTTTCTAAAATACTCTTCCCAAGTTAGACCTGTAGGTTTCCTCCTAGCCTGACCAGGAAAGACATCTTCTACGTTTGTTTTCCAAATCTTCTCGGCCTGGGCACTAGGTCTTCTAGCCACATATCTAGTGATGGCTTCGGGAGAAATTACTCTAGGTGAGCTTTGCATTTTAAGGGGAATATACTAATTTTATTTGCCTGAAATTAGTATATTTGGTAATAGTGCTCCGGTCCATATCTAATGTAACCTGGAACGTTTGCAAAGTGCTTTAGCAAGTCTAGCCACTCTGCGATAAAGTTTAGAAAGTCTTGTTCGGTGAAATACTCTTTCTTGGACAGCACAGGGTAATAGTTTACGATACAGTGCTTACCATTAGTGTAGATTTGTTCACTGATAGGAACCTTTGGCAGGACGATCTCAAAGTCGAGGTCATGAACTAGAGAAGCGTGGTTCAGACCATGGTTATCATACACATTCTTTTGGAAAGGGACTGGCTGAGAGTAGCACAGGCTAACCGTGATGTAAAACTTTCTTCTCATGAATCTTTCCAAGCTGGCATAGTTTTCTTTCCAACTTAGGTTGTCGTCTAGTTTAGCAGTAGGAAACCTTTGTAAGAGCAGGTTTCTCCAAAAGTTTTCATCCTGACAAACCTCTCTCCAGGCTCTTTCCGACCTGCACAAAGAAAGAATGTCAGCGTAGGAAAGAGAAGAGGCCACAACTTCACGCATCTCCAAAGGCAGTTCCATTTTTAGAGAGGTTAAAATTAAGAGAAGTGGATGAGAGAAGGATGAGTGCTTTCTCATCCACACTTCTCTTAATTTCTAGGATGTATAATCTTGTATCCGGCAGCATAACCATAGTTGATGTACTGGGAACTGGCCTTTTCGTTCTCCTCGTCAAGGATGTCCTCCCAAGTGTTTACCATGTTTTGCAAATCGAGTATAGTTAGACCTGGTTTGTTAGGTTTGATGGCAAAGTAAAAACTAACCTCTTCATCAGAAATCTGGTAGTCAGGTTCACTAGGAACCAAAACAAAGGGCTGACCTGTCTCTTCTACAAAGTAGGCATGGTCTTGTTCCAATCGTCTGTACTCTTCTTCTATATCTTTCTTTCTTTGTCCCGAGTAACCAGAAACTATAACCAGGTAGATAAAGGAAGAGTAGAACCTTTCTAGGTTCTTGTAGTAACTCTTCCAGTCCCCTTCTGAGGAAGAGGGCTCCTGATACTGTACGGGAAGGGTATGCACATCGAAATCTCTGGCAACTAGTAGTTTCCAAAGATAAGGATCTTGGCACAGACCAGACCACTCTTTACTTGTCAGACAGAGAGAAGAGATATCCTTCACAGGCAACTGTAAGGCTAGGGAGAAAATGTCTTCTGTAGGTAGTAACTGCATTTTAGATATGTATTATTCTTTTCGAGTTTAGCCAAACTAGGATGAGAACAAAGACTACAAAGTAGGCAAACATGCTTTTTAAATAAGCTTATTTCACGAAATAAGCTTATTTTATTAGAGAAACTTAGCTAGAGGCCTCAAGTCGAGAGATGATGTTGTCATAGGAAGCAGAGATACTCCTACGGCAAGAGGTTATTAGTTCTTCCTTGGAACCTACAAAGTAGAAAGTCTCCTTTGCACGAGTTAGGGTGGTGTAGATCATGCGTTGGTTGAGAAAGCTGCCATGGTTCCTATTCTCTAGAAAGAAGATGACATTATCGTGTTCTGAACCTTGAGCCTTGTGTACCGAAGTGGCATAACGCAAACTAAGTTTGCTCATGTCTTCCTCTTCCTGTAGAGAATACTCCTTGATGCCGGAAGAAAACTCTACCTTCATCTTCTTCTCGTTAATGTCTATGATTACGCCTCCCTCGCCGTTAAAGACGTCTCGGTCATAATCGTTCTCTGTACACATGACTCGGTCTCCACAGAAATATCTGTTGCCATACAAGTCGATAAAGAATCTCTTCTTCTTGTGATAGATCTCTTGACAACCTCTGTTCAGGTCTCTTAGGGGACGAGTATAGGGAGAGACGATGGTTACATCCTTGTCCTCCATCTCCTTGACAATCTCAAACACCTTGTCCATGTCTCCAGACACTAGTTTAAAGTTTTCTCCTTGCACAAAACTGCTCAGGCTACCTTTGCGCAGGTTGAAGGAATTCTCTAGGATGGTGTTTTCTTTGGTACGGAAGACCTGGTCTAGGGTTACAGTAGGATACTTTTTACTATCCAAGAGTCTTTCAAACACTCTACCATAATCGATGGGAGGCAACTGGAAGGGATCACCTACCATAACAAGTTTCTTCAGAGGACACCTGCTCAACAGAGTAACCATGAGAAGCAAAGGAACCATGGAAGCCTCATCGATGATGATAATTTCTGGAGTAAGGTCAGAGTAGAGCAACTTGTGAATGGTCATGCAACAGTTCTTACTAATCTTCTTCAGACGAGAGACGGCTTTGCCTGTAAGAGAGACCAAGACGGCAGAGGGAAGATACTTGGTTAGGGCAGCAATCAGGGTAGTTTTACCTGCACCAGCACAACCATCGATGAGGGCAAGGGGCTCTGTCAGACAAAGTTCCAGACCTTGCCTTTGCTTTTCAGACAGTTCATCATCGATGTGTTCTGGCAGTTCAAACTTGTTTGCCCCAGCCAACTTGTTGATACAATCGGCAAAGAGCTTTTCTGCTTCTAGTGCTTCAGAATAGTAGAAGCAGTCTTCATCCTTTACAATCTTTAGTTTTTCCAGACTGGGCAGAAAGTCCATGTAGGTGGGCAACATCCTTCTAACTTCTCTCTCCGGAGTGTAAACCCAGCCATTACCCAGGTTCTCATACACCTTTCTACTAACTCGAAGCAGAGGCAACATGCTTTCAGGTATCTTCTTGCCAAAGATGGCCATGATGCTCTGACAGGTCTCCAAAGAAATAAAAGGGTAAACTAGAGGGTTACCCAAGATGGCCTCATAAGTGCCTTCCAAACTCTTTTCCTTGTTAATCTGAGCCACCTTCTTTGCAGTGCCCATGTCAATGCCCAATAGACGGAAAGAGCGTTGCACAATGTTCTTTCTCCACCAAGAGAAAGAGTGGTCTTGGGCTATGTCTTGCTTGCTGAAAGAAGTAGATAGCCTAGTTAGAGTGTCGTAATCGTTAGAAATCTTAATCTTACCCACTTGCACATAATAGTCCATCTCTTCACGATCGGGAGAGATGAGAGGAGGAGTTAGAGCAGAAAGATACTTGCCTTGTATCTTACCCTCATGCACGTAAAAGGCATCTTTTCTCCTAGTGTGATGTAAGAATTGCTTATTTTCCGTCGTGTAGTGAACCACCGCTTCAGGAAACTCAACCTCGATGTAATGAGAGAGCTTATTGACAGAAATCACCTTTCCTCGCATTGTCGGTTTTAGAGTATAAAGGCCATGTATATTTTCATCTTTATTGTACTTGTTCAGCAAGCTCTCTGTCTACTCCTTCTCAGTAACCGAGGCTATCAAGGACTGGAAATGCTCTATGACATCATGAGATTGTCCTTTTACACCATATGTGCCGCACTGGTCATCTGTTCAGCAACTCTTCCCCTCTTTCCATGAAAAGCAAACCTTGTTTGTTAAGAACCTCATCTTAACACACAGCATGTTTACTAGTAAACATGCTAAGGGTGGGCATTGATCTAGACGGTGTAGTCTTTGACTTTGACGGTCGCATGTTGCAAGAGTTTTCCAAGAGAGGTATTTGCTTTTCTTCTACACAAGAGATGCAAGAGACCATACCCAAGGATAACAACCTAATCCTCCTACATAGAGAAATCAGGGCAGAAAGAGGTTTCTTTCGCAACCTAGATCTACTTCCTGGTGCGCTGGAGCATGTAATTCAGCTCAAACAAAACTATGATATCTACTTTGTTAGCACTCTAGAAATAAGCAACCCTAGTTGCTGTGAAGACAAGTTGCATAATATAGTTTCTGCCTTTGCTCCCGTATTGGGCAAAGATGGAGCAAAGAGTCTTCTGCAAAAGACCATCCTAACCCACGACAAGACCTTGGTTAGAGTAGATGTTCTCATCGATGATAAAGCAGTTATTAGTGGATGTCTAGAACCTAGTTTTGCCCATATACACTTTACATCTTGGAGTGAGAAGGTGTTGGAAGCAGTTGCAAGAGGTACTAACCCAAGGTTTAGTTAGATCTAGTAGCAATCGTCCCCAAGAGAGGTGTTCATGAGTTAGTCTTTACAACAGGGTATTATATTTGGTCTACCAAATATAATATTTCAAGCCAGGGTATCGTATTCCAGTCTCCCACGATTAACTCTAACTCTTCCAATTAAGGTTATTATTAGGCTGGCTCCTAAGAGGAGCAACACGATAGAGAAGAGGTAAAAGAAAAAGAGCAAAGAGAGGTCGAGAGAGGTCTCTACATAGAGATAAGTAGAAGCACAGACCATAACCAGAGGAAGCACGGTTACGGTAAAGAGATGGAACATGGCCCAGGCCGAAAGCAACGAGTTTAGAGTTTGATCAAGGGCCTTTGTACAGGCTTGTTTGACACTGTCAGGTTTGTTAACATAGTTTCTTAGACAGCAACCTAGGAAGGAGAGAATGTTATATACAAGCAAGGTTACTCCGATGATGAGAAAGGGAACTTCCATGATGAGAGGGCGAACTATTATGGGATAAGTTAGAAAGATCAAACAAGGCAGGCTAACACAAAGAGTTACAAGTCGAATTAGCAAAAGACGATCATACATTGGTCTTTACCAGATTAACGTAGGTTCCTTCAGGCAAGATTACGGCACCAGAGAATCTAATCGCTCTAGCTCGAAAAGAAATTACACTTCCTCTTGCCAGTCTCTCTGAGAAACCTCCCGTAAGAGTGCTAAAGTTTAGAAAGCCGATAAAGTCTACCGCGTAGGAAGAGTGCAGGGTGTTGTCTATGTAGACATCAATGTCTAGTTTCTTTTCTAACAGAGTGGCGTTTACATAGAAAGCAAAGAGAACAGACCAGGTTCCTTCCTCACCTATATCGAGGTTACTAAACTCCTCGATAGGCAAGTTTGTATTTCCCGATATGGTAACAGGTGCAGACAGACGATACTCTTTACTATTACTACCTGTGGGAGGAAGAAGAGGCAGCAAGGGAGTTTCCCCTGGGGGAATATTACCTTCCCCTGGGGGAAGAATAGGAAGTAAAGGTTCTTCCCTAGGTGGGATCTCTTCCTCGCCAGTAAAGTAATCTACCACTAGATAAACTAGAAAGGCTACCAATAACAACAAAGAGAGGACTAGAGCTAGGGTGAAGAAGAAAAAGAAAAGAGGTATGAGTAAGAGAAAGAGCACGATGGCAACCACAACTGCTATGACAAGGCTCATGTTTTAATCTTGCTAAAACTAACAAAGGTGCTTTCTGCTTGCAAGGTAAAGGGGTTGTTTATGTTTCTACCTTGAAAGACCACACGATCTCCTTGTTTGAGAGGCAGACCTGCAACTGGAGTTAGCGAAGCAGCACTAACTGCATTGCTTGGTGATTCGTAGACTGCGTAGCGGTCGTTGTTTATGTAGAGATCTATGAACCTTCTACTGTTAACTGCAGGTAAGATGTAGAAAGAAGAGAGGATGATCCAATCTCCATCCGAGGGTATGACAACTTCCCACACGTTTCTCTCTCCTTCCACTACAAAGTTTTCCTGTAGACGAAGAGTAAAGACAGAACCGTCACTGGTGGAGGCAGAAGAGGAGGTCGGAGGTGAAGAGCCAGGAAAAGCAAAGTAGGCTATAGCTAGGACTAGAAAAACTATAACTAGAGCTACCAGAATAGCAAAAACTATAGGTGCTATCATAGGGTTTTTATTCTCCCCTGGAGAATAAAAAGCATTGTTTTCCTTTGCCGAGGTTAATCATGCAGGCCGTTAGATCATACCTAGAGAAGAAGATTGTGGAGGGAGAAGAGGAACATAAGGTCCTTCTATTGGAGGTGTTGGTTAAGAGAGAAGAGGATCTATGTTTGGTAGAAGAGATAGACAGAGAAGAGATCCTCTTTATCCTGGAGAGGAGCAAAGCCTGTGATGAACGATTGGGTCAAGTTCTAGGTCTCTTGGAAGAAATAGACTACCAAGAGATACAGGAGGACCTGCAATCGCTAGCAGACCATGTTAGACAAGTTTCTTTTCTAACCAGTCCTATTCTAGTCCTCACTCTAAAGGAAGATGTCTTTTTCTACTCTCTAGGAAAGTACAAGAAGCGAATTAGTAAAGAGTCTACCTTGACTATTCTAGAACATGCTTTCACACGGGGAGAACATTTCTATCCGTAAGATTTTTATTCTCGATCGAGAATAAAAACCTAACCTATTTTACAGGGGTTAATCATGCAGGCTCAGACCTTCTTAGAAGAGAGACTCAATCAAGCAGGCCAGGGAGAAGAGGTAGTTCTCTTGGATATGTATCTGGAAGAGAGAAGCGACATCTGCTTTGTGCCCGAGTTGGACCAAGACAAGGTGTTTGCCATCTTTGAATACAACGTAAAGTTTTGTGCAAGTGTAGAGTATATGGTTAGAAACAATCCTGAGGATGCTCGTCTGGGAACCATTGCTGAACGTATAGAGCAGCTCCGAACCACCTTTCTTCCTCTACTCATCCTTAGTGTAGAAGATGGTATCTTTTATTACAACCTTGCCAATGAGTACCAAACAGAGATTAGTCGCTCTTCAGCCTTGAAGATTTTGGACCATGCTATGCAACTAGAAGGGTACCAAGAAGAGTGAGAGATGGTTAGGAGGAAATTAACCTTTCTTCCGGTTAGGAGGAAATTAACCTTTGCTCGGAAAGACCTTCCAGGTAGGTTTCTGCATGATGGTTATCAACCAAGGTAGATTTAACCTTTCTAAATATACATATTCGTCCAGGCGATGAATATGCATATCCCAAAGTTATAGGAGCAGGCAGTTGAGGAACCACATCAGGTTCGTTCTGAACGTTGTAGAGTGTATGCGTGTTCTCTTCTACTCTCTTTACAAACTCATGGTTACCAACTCTAGGGCAGGCAAAGAGATAAACATGCTTTTGGTACTCTGAGGGTAGAGCGTAAGCAAACAAGAGAGCCAAGGCTGCTCCCATACTATGACCAGAAAGATAGATCTTCTCTACTTGTAAAGAGTGTAGAGCAAGGTTAACCTTTTGTGAAAGATAAGAGTAGAGTTTGTAAAAACCACAATGGACCAGAGGAGGGAATGTATTCCCTCCTGCAGATACAAATTCTTCACTGACAAGTTCAGACCTGGATGAACCACCTGATGGCACTAGTTCAAAGTCGAGAGGAAAGGTCTTTTGGTAAAACTCTGTCTGATGAAACTCTAGGTCGATGATGGTTTCGGTATAGTTGGTAGTTCCACGAAAGACCAAATAGGCCTCGTTCTTTTCTTCGTCCAGGTAGAGAGCGCCAATGTCTTTCTCCGTCTCTAGGAAGAAACTAGGAAAAGAAAAGGTTTCTACCAATTTCAAGGGACTGTTCCATTCGATCCCTTTTGGTTTCTCAGCGTAGAGACTGTTAACTATCTGTAGAAGAAAGCGACAAAGAGAAAAGGGGAAAGACATTTATAATCGCTCGTTTTATAAATGCAGGATTTACCTGTAGAGTTGAAAGAAGAGATCCTCTTGGGTTTGCAAGGGACAGATCTGTACAGTGCATGTTACACCTCTACAGAGTTTGAGTCCATCTGTTTCGACCCTGTCTTTTGGAAGAGAAAGTTTGCACGTGAAGGCTTGCACATGATGGAACGAGGAGACAACTCTGAACAATGGATAGACATCTATCTTTACTCTAGAGAGGTTATGGAAAAGGTTAGACTAGACCTCAAGAAGAGAGATTTGGTTTTGCAACTAGACCTATACCATGTTCCTTGCCCTGATGTTATTAGTGTAGGTTGCGTTGATACAGATGTAGTAAAAGACTATCTAGAAGAGAGTGGGGACAATGAAGGTATGGAAAAGTATCTCTTTCGTATCCGAGAGTTGCAGGATAAGGAAGAGTTGGACGAGGAAGAGCAAGAAGAGTTGTCTTTGCTAGAATTTAAACTTGAGAGTTACAACTACTGTAGTCTACAGATAATACATAACCATAATATCATATATTACCTTAGTGTAGTTGATGGTCACCGTGAAGAGATCTTGAAAGAAGACATTTACTTTCTTACCCCTGCCGAGTTGGAGTTGCTTCTTTACAAGGTGAATTACTACATCCTCTGATGTTACTACATCCTCTGATGTTACTACATCCTCTGATGTTACTACATCCTCTGATGTTACTACATCCTCTGATGTTACTACATCCTCTGATGTTACTACATCCTCTGATGTTACTACATCC